GCGCAAGGTCTTTATCAGATTATGCCAGCAACAGCTCAACAACCTGGAATGAATGTTCCTCCGCTTGCAGTAGAAGATATCCGTGATCCTGTTAAGTCTAGAGAATTTGCTAGGAATTATTTAACAGGTATTGCTAGCGCTAATCCTGACTTTACTCCTGAAGAAGTACTTACTGCTTATCACTCTGGTGCAGGTAATGTTCGCAAAGCTAAGGCTGGAACAGAAGCGCTTGGACCACGTGGACAAGCTTATGCTGGTAAAATAATGGATAATATGTCTGGTCCAGATAAGTTTGGTGTTACTCGTAGACAGGTTAGTACAGTACCAGGAACAGTAATAGGCACCCTTGGAGATCAAAAGGTTTACTCAGATGACTTGGGTGAATTCGTTATGACACCAGAAGGTGAAGTTTATCTTGATGATAATCAAGCTAAGATGGTATCAAGAGAAGTCCCTGAAATCGCAGCTGTCCCGCCAACGCCATTAGGTGAGAGGCTTGCAACTGAAGCAACAACTGCAAAACCTACGGACCTCTCTAGTATTGCAGATCAAGCAAAGCGTTTTGCAATGTATCCCTTAGAATTTGCAGGTTTACCAGTAGATGCAGATGCCCCTGGTGTTCCTGTTCCTAATATTTTTGATGTACTTCCTGAAGATCCTGGAATGACTAATGTTAATGCAGCTATTGTTAAAAATGATACTGAAAATGAAGCAAGGTTAGCTAATCTTATTAATCAAAAGAAAGCTAATAACGAAACAGTTACTCCTGAACTTGTTCAAATGCATAAAGATGCCGTTAAGAAATTAGCAGACTCTAAAGCTACTCAAGCAAAAGAGTTAAGTGATCGAGCTGCAACTAAAGTAGCCGACGAAAAAGCTGTTGCTGAAGCACAAAGCTATGTGCCTGAAGAAAATAAAGCGCCTCCAAAGCCAGCAGATTCGAAGGCTACAGCGTTAAACACTCTTGCTGATGATCTACTTAAAAATATTCCTGATAATAAAAAAGTTCCTGCAGCCAAGGCTAAAGAAATTGAAGAAAAAGGTGAGAAGGTAGAACCTAGCTTTATGCAATCTATTATAACTGGATTTAAAGATATATTTAGTGACATGTTTACTCCAGAAGAAATTTCGCGTATGGCAATTATGTATGCGGGATCAAGAGCTTTAGGTTATGATCATAATGCATCATTAGGTTATTCAGCTAAACAGTTTGTTAAGCGATATGACAGCGCTATTGAACAGCGCCAAAAAGATGTTCGTGATAAAGACTTTATGGAGCTGTATACCAAAGAATCACTTGATAAATATCTTAAAACTGGTAATCGTGATGATCTTATTGAAAGGAAAACAGGAACAACGGTTCAAGGCTTTGGTGATTTAATCGAGCATGATACACTTGGTACTCTCCAAACAGTTAAAGTAGGAAAAGATAAGTATGCCATTGAATACAATGGTCAGTATTATTCTTTCGATTCTCCTTTAATGAAAGGTCAAATTCAAAAGCATAATCCTAAGTATGATAATGCTCAAGAAGTTGAAGACTACTTTGCCAAGCGAGCTAAAGATAAAATTAGTAATATCAATGCTGCTGTAGACCAAAATGGAAAACGAATTGATACTGAAGGTGCAATCGAGGCTACTGAGCTATCTAATCGTTATCTAAGCGATGTAAAAACATTTGCTAAGGGTAGACCAGAGGCTAAAGCAAAACTTCGTGCAGAAGCACTTCGTGCGCAAGATGATTACTGGAATGCAGTTAAAAAGGCAAATGCAACTGGCGGTAAACAACCAAATAGTGTTCTTTCTTTTTATAATAAGAGAGCAATGGTTGTTAATACTGAAGGTGCCGTTAGTGCTAATGATCTTAAGGGTGCAGACATTGCTAAAGTATTAGAGTTGAATGATCAAGTACTAGATTTTGCTGGCAAGAAAACTAGAAACCCTGATGATGCAGCAAAGGTCTATAAAGGCTTTTGGAAAAGAGCATCTAAACAGTGGGATGCTCATAGTAAAGGAACTAAGTTTATTGGCATGAAACCTTCTGATGATTCAGAACATAACGACTACACTTATTGGGTTTCACAATTACTTGCGGATGGACTACAAGGTCGTCAAAAAGGTGATCATCATGCAGAGGCAATGGCCCTTCTTAACAAAAAATAAAGGAGCTAATAATGGCAGATAATTCTTTTATTGACAGCGATGGTAACTCTAAACTGTTAATTGATCCGGATACCCTTACCGATCGGTCAGGAAAACGGTACAGGTATTCAGGCTTTGATGGTCGGGAAACCGAAAAGGTTGTTGAAGAAGATGGTAAATTTGTCTATAAGCCTGGCGAGAAGGGTGGTAACAAACAAAAAGAAGCAATTGCTACTGTAATTAATGAAGGTAATTTTACTAACATTGATTACAGTGGTAATTACGATACTAGTGAAGGCGAAAGAGAACTTATTACAAGTACAAATCCAGAAGGTCAAGACCTCATGGAAACTCTTTACGCCGCTGGTATTGCAGAAATAAATGAATTCACCCCTGAACGTGGTATTATCGCTAAACAAGAAGCTGATTTAATTGCAGCAATATACGGTGATGATAAAATTCCATTTAGAGAAATTGGAAATGAATATAACGATTATGTAGATCGGCTTGGTAAAGAGTTTAAAACACTTGCCTTAAACGAAAGGTATTATGATCCTGATCTGCATACAGGAGTACAATTCCGTAATCCAGATAGAACAATTGATAACAAAGCAATTGGTTTTATAGGTTCTATGGGGGTAAGCTTTGATCAAGGTATTGAAGGGCTTAAAGAAGGGTTGTTTGGTTATGCAGATGCAATCGGTGAAACCTTTGGTATTGAATCACTAGAACGCTTCGGTGAGGCAGGAGTTTCACGTGCCAAGCAGCGGATGATGGATGCGCCTGAAGTTGTATTAGATTATAAAGATATTGATAGTGTGTCTACTGGATTTCAATATGTGCTTAACAACACAGCAATGATGGTTCCCCAGATCATGTTAGCCTTTGGATCAATGGCAGTTGCCGCGCCTTTTACACCCGTTATTGGGGCAGGCGGTGCATTAGCTGCATCTACAACACCGTTAGCTATGACTATGGCTGGACAAACTTGGAATGAGATGGAAGGCGAAAAGGGTGTTACACAGTTTATAGCTGCTTCAATGGCAGGTGTAGGTATGTCGGCACTTGAACGCTTTGGTTTGGAACGATTAGTAAAGCCAGGACAAGTTCTCAGTAAACAAGGCTTTGAAAAAGTAGCTCGTAGTATCTCTCAAAAACAAGGTATTGGAATTGACCAAGCTAGAAATAAACTACTTAATGTAACCCGCCAAGAAGTGGGTAAATATACTAAAGAACTTGCTCTTCGACTTAATCCTAAAGACATTGCTAAATTTAGTGTAGGTGAAATTGCGCGGCGTGGCTTGACAGGAATGGGAACTGAAGCAAGTACCGAAGTAGCACAAGATATTATTCAAACAGCAGTTGCTGCTAGTGTATCTGAAACCACTTACACTCAAGAAGAACTCTTAGATCGAGCAATCAACGCAGCATTAGCAGGGGGTTCTGTTGGTGGTGCGCTATCAATGGCAAACAATATCCATCAACAAGGTAAGAATAAGCTTATGGCGTTAGATCGTGGGCTTTATAGTGCCGATCGAAACAATGTTATTGAAAATAAAAGAATTGAAGATGCAAATAACGGAGTTATAATTCCAGATGTTGAAAACATTATTGAGGAGGCAGAAGGTTTACGGGATAACGGGACTGAAGCTCGTCGTCAAGCACACGATTCTTATATTGTAGATCAACAAGGATTAATGAATACCCTTCGAAACATTAAAGATCCTAAAGATTTTGTAGATGCAGCTATACAGGGTGCAGCTAAACTAGTTTTAGCCTCTGAAAAAGCAGCTATCAATATGGAAAAGCTTGTGCTGAGTCCAATGGCTATGAAAATCTTTGCGTTAATTGGTGCAGATACTACAGGTAGATATCACTCAGGTGCAAACTTTAAAGAGGCGCATGACTTAGCAATGGGAGAAATGACTGCGTTAGTTGATGAGCCTGGAATTGGTAAGTTATTAGGGTTCGGTAAGCTTAAAACTAAAAATGTAGAAGCCATTAGCCGTAAGCTAAGAGAGTTTGGTAGATCTGGACAATTTGATTTGTATGAAGCATATACGTTAAGCCGTTTAGGTGCTTACCCGCTTGTTAATATCTATTATGATGTTCGCTCTACGCCACAACAACGCGCCGCTGCAAAACAAGCGTTGGCAGGATTAGGTTTAACTGAGCCTGCTCAAATCAAACGTTATAGAGATGTTGCAAAAGCAAATATTAATAACGCAGGATTGATCGAGCTTAACTTAACTGTTGATCAAGAAGTTGAAATGAAAAAGCTTTATATTGCAGCTAAACAAGTTAAAAACTCTTATGATAAAGCACATGAAAAAATTAGTGGATCTTATACAAGAGAGACTGGTGATACGATAGGTTATAATCCTGATTATTGGTGGCAACATCAAGGTTTTGATTGGAAAAAAGTTAAAGCAAATAAAGAAGGCTTTATGAAATGGCTTAAAACTAACCTTGGTTCTCAATTAACTGAAGACGATAGACAAGAGCTATACGAAAGTATTGTTCGTCAAGGACAGGGTACAGTTAATACTAACGCATCACTAATTAATGGCGTTACTTATTTACCTAATTCAGTGAAACGTGCCTTTTTTAAGATAACTGAAAAACCAAATTTTAGTGACTGGTCTAGCGATAATATGTTTGAAACATTACATCGTAACAGAATGGATGCTGCTAAGTATTCTTCAGTAACAGACTACTTTGGTCATGGCGGTCGCAAGTTAAACAAGATGTTTCAGCAATTAGTGGAAGAACAATCACTACCTGGCTCTGATTTAAGTAAAGCAGAAATAGATAAATTTGCCTACTATATGACTTCAATTATCGATAGTACTCATGGTAACTTTAATCGTATTGAAAGCAAAAAAGCAGCAGCAATTAATTCTTTCTTAACAAGTTGGTCATTGCTTGCTGGCCTCCCACTAGCAGCTTTATCTTCTATACCAGAAACTGCGTTGTTATTTTTTAACTTAAAGACTGATGCTGAGTTTAAAGCTGCAACTAAACAACTAACTAATCAGGTAATGCAAGCGTTCGATAAAGCCTTAGCTGCTGAAGTTGCTAAAACCGAAAAGCTGCTTAAGGAAGTAGGCCAGAGTGCTGACACCAGCTCAGTGGTAGATCGTTTAGCAACAGGTGAGCGTGATGTCGCATTTATGCGATTACATGAGTCATTCTTTAAAGGTATTGGTCTTACGAAGGTAACTCAAATACAACGAAGAATGGCAGCAGGATTAGCAGTTGATTTTGTTAAGTCTGGATTTGATATATTAGACTTAGCTCCACGGAAGAAAATAAGAGTACCAATTACTATTGCCGGTAAAGCATCTGGCTTCCGTATTGAAACAGGTGGATTCGACTTTGATAAAATGTCAGAGATTGAAATAAGAACTTATAATCAACTTCTCGATTTAGGTATCAATCCAGATGAAATGATGGAATTGTTATCTGACTTAGATCAAGTTTACCGTGATGAAGTCTTTAATGTTTTAGATAAGACAGACTCATCAGTAGATAAAACAGATGCATTGTATATTAAGTCGCCTAGCAAAAGAGTTAAGGCTTTAAGAAAAGCTATCCGTAATATGCAATCAAATAATGCAGTACCGCGTGACGCAAGTGTTGTTGAAGCTGCAGCTAAGCTAGAAGACAAGTTAAATGATATTATGGATCTAGCAGTATACCGTTTTGTTAAAGAACGAGTTCAATTACCGGGGGCTGCTAACAGACCCTTGTTTTTTCAGGATCCGCACTATCAACTCTTCACTCAATTCAATGGATTTATTAGTACTTTTACCGCAAACATTGTGCCTAAGCTTTGGAATAAACAACTAAGAAAAGGTACTCCTCAAGTAAAGTACGATACCTTTGCAATGATTGTTACAATGATAGCGTTAGGCGCTGCCTCGCAACACTTAAAAGATATTATTAAGTTTGGTCAAGCTAGCCCTTATTTAGATGAAATGGGCTATGCTCAAAGAGCATTGTATTCTTCAGGTGTACTAGGTCAATACGAAAAAGTATTAGACGCAGCTAAACCGCTATATCCTACTCGTGGCGATAATAGCTTTAGTATATTGTTTGGCGAGAGTGGGCCTTCTGCTAGAAATATTCAAAGAGTATTTGAAGCAACAGGTGATTTGCTTAGTGGTGAAGGTGAACGTGGAGTAGCTAAACTAGCTGGTGCTGCTCCTTATATTGCACCATTTACAGGACTAAGACATTCAATTGGTAAAGGTGTAACAGGGCAAAACCCATTTCCTGATATTGATATACCAACGGCTAATGAAGTAAGAGATATTCTTTTAAAATAAACCTACGGGCGGTACTCCAAAGGTACCGTCCATACTAGGAGATTAGTATGAAACTAACATTTAAAAAAACTCCTGCTGAGATTGCAAGAGAAGCACAAGAAGATGAATTTAGAAAAATAGTGCAAGACGAACAGGCATTAGATTTACTCTCAAAGAAAGATCAAGCAGCCCGTCCGGATTATATTGCTCAACCTTTAGGTGAGGAGCCACGTATTCAAGCGTTACCTCCAGGCAGTACCGAAACTTCTGAAACAGCAGAAGCAAGAGTAAAAGCTGAAGAGTCATTTGATCCGCTAACACAATCATTAATTGAAGCGGGTGCATTTGATCCGAGTATTGTTGCTACTACTGCAGATGCACTAGATGAAACTCCAGGGGAAGAAGCGCCAGAAGGCTTTGATCTTCAACCAATGGCGACTACTCCTTTCTCAAACGATCCTGCCTTTATTAATAAGCAAATAGAATCAGAAATAAAAAGTCAAACTGAAAGAGCAACTCGTGCTACAACAGAAACATATGCTGCACAGAGTGCAGATGAAATGCGTTCAACAATACCTCAAGCACAACAAGGTCGTGATGTTTATGGTAATATAATTGCTAGAGGTTCGTTTATTAATGATACTTTAAGTAAACGAATTTCGCCAATGCTTATGGCAGACGATCCTGTGTCTCGCAAGGTTCAAGGGTTTTTAGCTTCAACACAATTATTTGATCAAACTTCTGGTCGTATGACTGACCGTGTAGGAAATGCATTAGCAATTACTTTCTTAGAAACTGCAGCAGATGTATTTAACAAGACTGATGAGTCACTAGATGTTTCTTCTATGAGAGACGAACAAGCTGCAGGCGATGGTATTTTTGACCCTGAACTTATTCGCGAACGCATGGCTTCTTCTTTAGCAGATAAACTTCTCCCTAATCCAAATGAAATGGGTGATCCAAATATTAGAATGGGATATGGCGGTGCTGGTGCAGCATTAGATCCAGATGTTAAGGCAGCACTAGATGTCTTAATCTATGATATGTTTACAACACCAGAACAAAATCTATTTCAAGCAATTGATTTGAATGCTAATGATCCTAATACAGATTTAAAAGATGAACGACTAGTTCTAACTGAAGAAGGGGAAGCTTTCTTTAGAGCAAACAGAGGCATCTTAGAAGATATCCAGCCGGATCGCCGAGTTAACGTTGCTTACTTGCCACCTGCAGTAAATCAATTTCCAGGGCGTGAACGAGAGCTAGGCGAAAAAGCTAAGCCTCTTTCTAAACGAAATAAAACATCTAAAAATACTGCTTTTGAAGATGCGGTAAAGTTAAGGCTTTCTACTATACCTATGCGAGTTGATGACGATCGTTTTGCTTATGCTAAAATGATTGTCGCTTCAGTAATTCAATTAGAACCTGCTGGTCCGGGGGAAGCAGATCGTATTACGTTAATAAATGCAGCTCCAGGCGGCCTGTTTTTTAGCAATAATAAGTGGGCAAAAACATTAGGTCTACATGAAGCTAAATGGTTAGAAGCATATTCTAATGCTAAGAAAAGATTTGGTGAAGGAAGAGAAGTAGACGCTCAAGATCAAGCTAATAAAGTAATGCGTATGCAAGCCCGAAAGATAATACGCACAATGAATGACGCAACTGCTAACCAAGGTAAAGTATATTACAATAAATATATGCACGCTAGCTCTGTAGGTCGTTACTTTGTTCGTAATACAGTGCTTAACTACCAAACAGACAAGTTAGTAAGAAATATTGTTGGCAGTGCTAAAAAAGTTTTAGTTAATATAAAGTCCGGTGATAAAATTACTAAACAGATTATGGAAAATTGGACTTATATAATTGGTAAAAATTTATTAGACCCAGATTTAGATAATAACTACAACCCAACTAATGGTCTTCGTACAGAAGACATGGGTTGGAATAATATAATTGATATTACTAAATCAATTATGTCAAATCCAAATGATCCGGTATATCAAACATGGTTACGTCAAGGGCAGGCATTGCGAGCTGCAGTTAAGTCTGGGGATATGAATACATTTAATCAAGCTACAAATGCAGGTAGACTACATCAATCCTCCCTTAAGAAGAATGATAATTGGGGTTATAAGCTACAAGCGTTTATTGACTTTGCTAATTGGCATGATGCAAAAACTAAAGGACTAAATTCATTAGAACTTAAAGCACAAGTTCAACATGATGGAAAGCAAAACGGTATTGCAATTCAAGCGTTGCAAAATGGTGATACTGATGATATGAAAAGAGTTGGTGTTATTTTTGGCGACGAAGGAAATATTTTATCACAAGGAGATATTCGTGATAAATTCTTAGATACCGCTATGAAGCAAATAGGTATTCCTTTTGCACATAACCCCGATAAGCAAAACTTTTGGTCAGAAGTATTAACTGAAATTTATGAGTTACCAGCAGACCAACGCAGCGATATGGTTAAAGCATTATCTAAAGTTCCATTGATGGAAACATCATACGGTATGCCAGCTAGATTCCATATGGAAACCGCACAGGAGTTTATTGATGACGCAGGTAAAGACATTATTGCTAAAGTAATTGCACGACATGAAAACCTTTCTGACTACTCTAGAATGGATCGCATTAGCGATCTTAATAACGTAATTGGACAAGGCCTTACTATTCTTAACCTACAACAACAACAGTTGTATAAAAACGCAGGTAAACTATGGGCAATGCTAGGTGTGGTTCCTGAGTTAGTGGGTCCGTTAGGTACAACTATTTATATGGGAACTAATGAACACTTTAGAACAGGAAGAACTATTCCTATTCAAACAGAAGAAGGTATTGTTAACTTAGAGATGACAGAAGCTAGAGCTACTGGTAGCGCGGGTAAACGTACTAGGATGCGAGTGTTTGATCCTGAAACAGGCAAGTATCGTTTAGCCGATAGATCTAGATTCGGACAACTTGTGGCTAATCAATTACCTGTTCTTACAGTCCAACAAATAGATGCTGCAGTAATGGCTAATACTATTATGAAAGTAAATGACATGGCAAGAGTACGTAAGGAAGGCGCAGCATTTGTTATGCCGGTACATGACGCAATTATTACCGATGCAACTAGTGTTAAGGCTTACCATCGAGAAATAAATAATCAATTCAAACAAGTGAATATGAATTACTCTATTTCTAAAGCAATAACCGATGGGCTTAAAGCGGCAATGGCAAGTATGCGAGCTAAAGCTGCACGTAATCCTGGAATGAAAATTGCGGTAAACTATGAGAGTGAGTATCGAGCATTGCACGATCATTTAGTAATGCTAAGCCAAGGGTTAGACCAGCTTACCGCTGAGTTCGAAACAACAGAAGGGCGTAAGGCTGTACCTAAAGTAAACTTAAGAGGTCCAGCACAAAAGCTATTAGATAGAGCTATTAAAGCTGGATGGCGTCCTGAAGGGGGTGAAATTTCTATGCAAGCTTACGAAGGTCTTATCAGCGATATTGCAGCTCAGAAGCTAATTATTTCAGATTTAGAACAACGGCATAAAGCAAATGAGTCTTTAAAAAGTAAAATCTGGAAGCTCATTTCAAAAGTAATTTACCAATATAACTAAGAGGACAGTTAAATGAAAGTGAATACTAAAAAGAACTATAATAAACTAGCGCTACAAGGATTAGATTTTGATGACATGGAGTTTGTTAAGCAATACAATCTTGACCCATCACTAGCTTACACCCCTAAACTTAACTTTGCAGTACTAGACGTAGTATATAATAAAAACGTTGATAACTTTATTAACGAAGGTATGGATCGTAAACAAGCTCAAGTTGAAGCTGGTCGCCTCCGTAAACAAGCTAAAGACGGAATTAAAAAACTACTAACATAAAATAAAAATACCCCACAGGGAATCCGTAATGGAAACCTTGTGGGGTTTTTTATTTAACAAAAGAAGTAAGTAGAATCAGCAACATCCTTAATAGATAGCTTACCGATAGTAGGTACTACTCCTTCGAAGCCCTTACCAAAGGGTATTGTATCATAGAAGTTTTCTTTGTCGTAGATACTAACAAACTTTTGTCTTGTCTTGACCATAAGATCTTCTACGTTACCAGCGTGAGCGCTATAAGAGTCATGCACAGCAGCGAAGTCTCCTTCCCAGTCTGCTATAACAAGAGCCATATGACTAGCATCCATACTATGTACAAAGTTAGGGCTAATACCGCACATAAAGCCTCTACGATCAGGGATGTCTGTATGCTCCCTAATAACGTGCTTGAAGCGGATCTCTCCATCAGGAGTATTGAAGCCGTAACAGTCTACCTTAACAGGTCTAGTACGATAACATTCGTATATCACAGGAAAGCCTGAAGGTGTAGTCCACTCGATACCTTTACCTCTATCAGTACCATACTGCTTATACCAGTTAGTAATCTCCTGATCAGCTAACCGCTGCAGATACTTCATAGTATCTAAAGGACCGGGGCAAACTTCCTGGATAGCCCTAATAACCTGATTACTTAGCTCATCGCAATCCCAGGTAGAAATGTTGTAGTCATTAGTAAATCCGTACTGATAACAGTCGCTATACATAGACTCAGACATTTTCTTTTGACCACAGCTATAAGCACGAGTCATGGCTGCACGTTTAGCAATGCCCTTACGGATATGCTTCATTGGAATCTGTCTTTCTTCAAACCATTCAGGCATCCTGTCGCATAGCCTCTTAGCTATCTGTACATAGAAGTCGTTCTGGATTTCGGTAGGAACAAGACCAACAAGTCTACCCGTTAGTGCATCCTTAGACATAGCACCTAGGTGTTGCCAGCCGTTATTAGCACCGTCTATGGGGATTGGAAGTCGAGTATAGTAGTCCCCATCCGTAGTGCTGTAGCGGTACCACTCGATGCAACAGGCTAAGAAAGAGATAGCCTTCTCGGCCTCTTCTGCGATCATTCGCATTTCACCCATCTCAACAATGACATCAATGTTTTCTTGAGTCCACTGAGCGCGATCTTCTAAAGTCATTTTATCTACTGAGATAGTGTCCAAGTTTTCTTCTTCGAGTACAGAACGGTAATCGCTTGTAGTCCACTCAGGGATTTCATCAATACCATATGACTGGTTAAAGCAACAAGCAGTATGAACGGCTAACCAAAAGCTAGCAGACTCATCAAAGCGTTTACCTTCGTCAAATAGTAATTGACCTCTTGCAATGTCAGCACCTTGAAAGTTAAAGAAGGGTTCGCTATAGTATAGCCGACCACGGTAATCTGCATCAATATAAAAACTAAATGACTCACCTAGCCACTTGTCTGCTATTGCCATTACCTCTTTAATCTCTCGATTTTTAGAGGCTTGACGCTGATACAGTTTAGCGTTTTCTTCTTTATCTTCACCATTAAATGTTTCGTTCTTAATAAACATAAACATATTTTCTTTAATGGCTTGGTTAACTTCTGTATTGACACGATATCTAGTTGATTGTAGTCTATCGATTGCCTTTACAAAAGGTGCATTAATATACTTCATAAACAAGTGTTCTTTAGATTTATCCCAAGTTTTAATCACTGCCCTACCATTGTCTTGAAATAGTTTAGTGATAGGCGGGATTGGCTCTGCACTCATACAAGTAGTTTTGCCAGCTACAACTTCCATTTCACCCCACTTTTCAGTGGCATGGATTGTAACTGGCTTACGGCTCTTCATGTGTCCTACCGATATAGTAAGATAACCACACATAACAAAGCCTTCAATGATAAGATCACCAACACGAACATGGTCTCTAAAGTTAACGTTGTTACTGTCCCAGCCCTCAACAATATACTTGCCGATAGCCATTGAAGCTTGCGTAATAGGGGTTTCACCCTCTACTTTGCTGCGCTTAAAACAACGCTGAATGAACTTACGTCCGTAGATAATCATATCTTCGATTAGGAAGTCGAGCATATCAACACCATCAGTGTCGATCATACGCATAAGTTGTAGGCTGCGTCTAGGCTTAACACCTATGTTATCGCTGCGGATTCTCTCTAGTAGATAGTTCCGTATATCTTCCATCGTCCTCTTTCTTCCATACATCTAAGCCCCAAGTTGGAGCGGGTGGATTGTAAAGTACTTGCTGTGAACAAGTAATAGGGTCATAGTTAGGCTTTAGTGCAATCAATAAAGTGTATTCATCTTTAGGAAACATTTCTTCTACTTGACTGCGATCTTCAGGATTACACTGTACCCAAGCAATGTAATCAGGCATATTCTCTATTCTTTGGTAATGGATTTGCATACCCTTAGCATACCTTTCTCATTAAGAATTTTAAATCCTTCTAGATCTTTCTCATACGCTTTCTCAACGACAACTTCGCTGATACCAGATTGGAGGATAAGCTTAGTACACTCGATACAAGGTGAGAGCGTAGTGTACAATGTGGAACCCAATCCAGAACCGCTAGTACGAGCGAGTTTACAGATTGCGTTAGCTTCAGCATGAATAACAGTAGATAAAGTAATACCCGTTTCAGGGTGTTTACAGCTATTGTCAAAGCCGCTTGGAGTACCGTTCCAGCCCATTGAGATAATGTTGCCATCTTTGACGATGACTGCGCCAACTTGTGTATCGATGTCATAAGACATTTCAGCAACTCGTTTAGCGATGTCCATATAGAGTGTATCATATCGTTCTTCCTTGGTTGTCATGGTAATAAAACCTTTGTTGTTATCGACCTTGTCCTCGATACTTTTTACGTCCTGCATATTTCTTTCCTGTGAAAGTTTTTTGTTTGCGTGGTTTAAGAAGGAAGTAATCCTTACTCTTATCTGCTTTCTTCGCCATGGTCCTCATCCTCTACTCTAAAGGTTATGAAGTTGTTATCATAGTGCCAGTCAATAGGCTCAATGTTCCTTGACCTAAGATTATTTAATAGCTTAATAATCTCTAGGCTAGGGGATATACTCTTGTTCCGTATAAAGTTTATTGATCTCATTTGATAATGTCTCTATTTTATTTGCCCTCATGAGAGCTTGACTACGAAATTTATTCCGTTCCATAGTCAACTCTTCAATGATTTGTTTTGCATGAGCAAGTTCTTGTTGAAGTAATCCTATTTGGTGGTATAAAGCAGTCTCGCTCATGGTAACACCTCAAAGTCAATGTTTTTATTATTATACTCTAACCGCGTAGTCTTATGGTTGTATTTAACCGAACCCGCCGGTCCTGTCTTACCAGAAAAGCGGCTCTTGAGTACGATGAACTCAATAGTGTTTCTAACTTCTTCATCTGCATTAGCCATATCTCTAGAGAACCCGATAATATCGAAAGAGATTTGCTTGATGGATCCAGAGCCTTTGATATCATCCATGCTAGGCAGCTTACCTTGTTCGAATGTGGTACCACCGCCTTGTACTTTCCGTAGATGAGATATAACTCCAAGCCAGATGTCATGCTTCTTAGTAATCTTAAGTAGGTCTGACATAACCTTGTCGATAGCCTCATTACCAGAGTAACCTTCTGCACCCTCTGATACTGCAATTGTAATGTGATCGAGAATAAGATACTTACAACCCATAAGAGCCATATACTCAATCTTATCAATGAGTGACTCATCACCAACAGAACCTTGGTGATCAAGCAATACAAGCCGTTCACTACCGAACACCTCCTTTGATGCTGCTTCTTGTACTTCTAAGGGTACATCGAACTCTTGCAGGTTTTGTTTAAGTTTCATCTGAATAAACTTTTCTGCGGTATCGCCAATACTCTCTTCAAGAGAGATCATACCTATTTTATAACTAGTTTTGTCTAATAAGTCAAGTACAATTTCTTTAATGACAGTACTTTTTCCGCTGCCAGTACCAGAAGTAAACAAGGTTATCTCACCAAAGCGCATACCTTTAGTCTTCTCATTGATACCGTTAAAGCAATCTGGATAAGGCACTGACTCAGTTGCGTGTCGCGCTAAGTACTGCTCCCATACAGGCTCATGCCCTACGACAATACCCGCTGGACTATAGGGTTGTGCATCCCATATAGCACGCATAACGCCTTGATGTCCTGCAGCTAAGTATAGTTCGCAAGGATCTTTAGCTACGCTACCTAGAGAAGCTATCTTTACTTTATCGATACCGATAATATTAGCAGCATCTTTAATAGCCTTTTGTCCTGCAGTATCATTGTCAAAGAACAGAACAACTTCCTCAAAGGATCTAATCCATGTCCGAGCATGAAGAAGACTCTTAAGGTTAGAAGCACTTGCTACTGAAATGACAGGATAGATCTTATTATAGTGGTCATACGAAGCTTGCGCGACCGCCATCGCATCGAACTCGCCTTCAGTGATGACAAGTCTCTTTCCTCCCGCATGAAAAGCGTGAACGCCGAAAGGCCAAACATCTTTAAAGTCTCCTACTGTCTTGAATTGTTTAGGTAATGTTCTTGTTTTGTAGGCAATAGGGTGGTGTGTATCCGCATAGTAAGGATAGTTATAAGCAATAATGTTGCGGTTACTATCATAGTTAACACGAACACCGTAGTGTTCTGCAATAGTCTTAGTTATCCTACGGTCTTGTACACCACGACAATCGCCGAGGTTTGCTTCAAATAGCTCAAGGCTAGGTGTGTTAGTATCAAGAGGCATTTCCTCTTCCTTTCCGATTTCTTTTTCATAATGGTTACATACATAACAATAACCGTGTCCATCATCGTATACAGCAAAGCCATCGCTTGAAGGACAAGCGGGACAAGCTGTCTTACCTATTTCTTTACTTTCCGTATATTCTATCTTCTTTGGCATATCGAGCTTCCTTCCTTCGGTTTCTAGCTCTATCTGACTTCATAATCTTTTCAGCTTTCTGCTGCTTGTTATTAAATAGATCGATTAGATCTTCATCCCAATCTTCTTCAGTTACCTCTGCACGTTCATTCGGAATAACCTTATACTTCCTAATGTCATTGTGGTAAGGGTTGCGAATAGTCTTTGGCGATTTCAATTTGTCTCTCCATGTCCTTCATTGCGGGTTTAAACCTAATTTCATGCACCCATTTATTATACCACTCATCAGAGCATAGGGCATGTGTAATCATAATCATATAAGCTTCCATATAACTAAGATCACCTTTCATTGGGCAAGAGAACAAGATATTGAAAGTAAAGTTCTCTTTACCTGCTTTAGTTATTTCTTCGTTGAGTTCTGAGGAAGAACTAGTATAGCCCTTCCAACTAGTATGCAGTGTTTTAACGCCGATATAGCGTTTATCATTACGTTTATCTGTGATGATATAAAGAAAGCCATGATGTGACTCATCAAAGACTTCTGGATTAAGAATATTCCAATGACTTTCTACTTCAATGTGACCACGAGGATCGTCAGCAATCGTCGGTGTCTTACCTTGATAAAAGAAAACAGTGATTGGACCTTTAAATCCTTTCTTTAGCTTAAAGCGTTTCTTATTTCTACGCTTACACCGTATTTCACCGTGTTCTTTTGTGATAATGCCACACCAGTCGTTACTATCGAACTGAGTAACACGTTCAACCTGTACGTTATGCCAACGTTCATGGTTGTTAAATCGAGAAGTAGTCATTATGACTCCTTAGAATATGAATACCGTTTGCTGTCTCCAATAGCTTTTCTTTCCAGTCAACTCGACCGTATTTAGCTCTGTATGCAGCAAATACTCTATGTTTACGTCTACCTAGCGGTACACCCTTAAGCATCTTCTCTGCTTTCTTTGGTCCTACTTTAGGTATCCCTGGAAGGTTATCGGTTGGATCACCCTTCAGCATTTGAGTCCAATAAAACAGATCAGCTGCGTCAACATCAATCTCATAGAAAGCCTCCTTGTGGGGATTGTAATGTTTCCCTGGAATACAATCAAGATCTTTATCGATATGGACTATAGTAAAGTCTATGTTGAGTGATGCACACTCAGTAGCTTTGATACGTACCATGTCGTCAGCCTCCATACCATCTGCTGGTATAGCTAGGCCTTCTTCGATAATGCGCTCCATCAGTGGACGAAAGAACTTAGCGTCATCCGGTGGATCCTTACGATTAGCCTTATAGTTAGGGCAAAGCTTATGGCGAAAGTTATCTTTACCTCCGCAATAAGCAACGTGTTCATCAGCCCAAACTGGTGTTATCCAGTTCTGATTTATTAAATGTTTATAATTACTTAACGCTGATTCGACAGACTCTTGCTGCCAAGCTGCTTGATAAATGCAGCTGTCAGTGTCTACTATTGCTAACATCATTCATGTCCTTTCGATTGCCAATATTCATTCCATGCATCTACTACTACTTCAGTGAATTCAGAGTCGCTATACATTGGTAGTAAATGTCTATACTCTGCGACTTCAGATAAGAAATCTTCTACAACTTCACAGTCATAAACAAGATCAATTGCATGATCCCAAAATCTTTCTTCCATTTCTAGTACCAATTCTTTCATTCTACCCATAACGTTTCCTTTCTAATGAACGTCTGCGTAGCAGCTACCAATGACACCATCGCCATCCATACACTGCACATTGAATTGTTTAGGTGCTTCTTTAAATGACTCAACACAGATCTCTAGTACCCTAGCTGCGTCACTTTCTTTAGCAACCCATGCCATCTCATCGTGATAGAAGATAACCGGATAGGCATCCAAGCCTTCTTCCTTTATCTTATGCATGGCATAACCAACAGCTGCCTTACAAGTAATAGCCTCAGCTGATTGTAATAGATAGTTTAAAGCCTGATGAGCAGAACCAACATACACACGGCGACCATCAAGGCCAGGAATAAATGCATTACCATAACCGTGGTTAGTCTGCTGATATATCTGATCCAGCTTCGATTTGAGCTTTCCAAGTCCAGGAATTGCTGATTGGTATTTCTTCTTGGAAGCATCCCCTGCCGTAGCATTCGGCTTGCCTGTAAGAATAGTACCAAGCTTCTTACCGCCGCCACCAAAAAGATAAGCGTAAAGCCACCTTTTAGCAGCACCACGGTCACATCCCAAAATGTTGGCGTTATAGGAATGAATGTCACCACTCGTAACCTCCTTAGTGAAGGCATCGTCACCTATGTAGTGACACAATGCTCTCATTTGATTACCAGCTGAGTCAGCACCGACTACTTTGTATCCGTCCTCACAGATAAAGAGACTACGCATCTCTTTACCCCATGCTGCGTCAACACTAGGTAAGTTAGTAATTACTTCGTGTCTAGCTCTGTAGGTTGGCGTACCGATAACCCACATTCGTCCATGTAGCCTATTGCCCTTAGCCGTTGCAATCCAGCCTTCGAGTATAGACCGTCTCGAGCGTGTTGTGTAGTATCGATCGATATCTTTGCCGACCTTACCGAGTAAAGCAAGTGACGTTGATGTGAGTTTCGGGCTGACCTTATGAAACTCGTATCCGACCTTCTTGTAGTTCCAATCATCGGGCTTCCAGCCTATTGTATACAGCCATTCCTTAACCTCTTCCATGTTGCTTAGAGTTACTTGAGTGACGTAGCTACGCTGAAA